TTAACCATGTTTACTACTTAAAGATTCGACCAATTTCTTATAATATACATAAGTCATTTCTTGGGGGATTTCTTCATTTAGTCCCTCTCTATAACAGAATTTCCATGGCGTGCCATCCTTATGAAGAATATCAATAAGATTTGTCGTTGTTATATTTTTGTATCTATCCCAAACAAAATCTAAGACTGCCATAACAGAATTATCATCTACTTTTGGGGCTTCAAATGTCATAGTTCCATCCATATCTTCCATAACAAGTATGCTCGCTACAGCGTCTATAACTCTGTTTTTAAAATGTTTGAATGAATGATATACACTAGGGATGACTGGACCATACTTCCATGCTTCAACTTTATCAAATCTGTCATTTATAATGGAACGTCCTAATAATACTAGGGCGAATCCGTAAGCTATATATACGTACTTAACAAGTCGTAAAAGAGTTAATTTTTCACATTGTTTATCCTCTTTACTTTTTTCTACAAAGTAATTAGCAATGGCAATGGCGTCAATCATAATCGTGTACTTTTATATGTCTTATACTTATAACAAGTAATCGGTAATTTGTATCTGCAAATAACGCTATTTTGGCTCAAAAATGGAAGTTTTTCATTGCAAATATGTCGAAAACGGCTCAAATTTGATGAAATATTACGTTTTTAAGGCAAAAAATGCCCCGACTTTCGCAAGCCAGAGCAGCCCAATTTATAAATTTAAAGTCTTATGATGAAGCTTGCCTGTTGCGCCAATGTTTTCGTACCACCAACGTGACAACAAGCAAAACGGTTACACAAACACAGGCAAAACCTATTTGTTTAAGCAGCGTGGATTCTTTTTTCTCCTTTACCCCTTCAGTCTTGGTTTCCTCATGTTTGGTGGAAGTGGTTTCCTTGTCAGCTTTCACCTCCGTACTGTCTTCGGTTGCAGTTTCCTTCTTTTTATTCTTGCTGAAATCACCTTCCACATGTCCGTCAGCCAGTAACGGAGGTTCCCCGGTCAGGCGGTCAGGTGGTTTTCCTGTATCATAGATACGGAAATCAATCACATAGCTGCCATTAGTGGTTATCAACTCTCTTAAAGAAGTTGTAGAACCATGTACGATGTTGACTGATTCACGTGTATTATCCTTCAGTATAATCTCTGTGTCGGATTTGACAGCCTTATGCGAGCTGCCACATGATAGCAGCAGGAACAGACAACACATAAAGGAAACCGGCAATATATGCCGGCTTACCAAGTTCATAACCCTAACCAACATAAGAGATATCATTTATACGGTTCATCCACCCTCTCTTGAATTTGTTGTTCGCAGGGCGTTTCCGACATATATCCTCAATAAAGTCGAACCGGGCAATCTTAATCATGTCGAACAACTCACGCGGGTTCTTGGCATTTACCGAAGCAATGGTCTTGGGACCTACAATGCCATCCTCCGTAACACCAAGCAGGCGTTGAGGAATCTTAATGCCATGAACACCGGATGCCCACACCCAGTCCACAAGAATATTTGCTACAGACTGATTCTGTATCAAATCAGCCTTCCATCTGTCCCAGTACATGGTCTTCAAGATTTCCGTCCATTCCTCTTTCGTGAGATTTTTCAATCTTTCAACTGTAGGCTTGGAATATCCTTTCTTTCGGCAATATGCCTCATAGGTTCCGATAGTCACACCCATATTGGTAGCCCCTCCCAAATCGTCAGGGTCATTTACAAAACCGCCTTCCCACTTTAGGATAAACGGTGCAAGTTTTCTTACGTCAGCCATTCTTCTTTTCCTCCTTATCTTTAATTAATGTAGCTCTGCGTGGTGGAATACGACGGCCACATTCGCTGTCAGGCCTGTCACAACGGTTGTGCTCGGCATCTTTCAATTGTAGTTCCAGCTCATGACACTTATGAATCCATGTCAGCTTATCAGACTGTTCGTTACGAAGTTCAACGTATAACGCATCAATCTTGGCGTCACGCTGGGCGATACGTTCTTCCAGCCAATCAACCTGTTTACGCTCGTTCTCATCCTCCATTGAATCGGCGGACGCATCCTCCTTCCGCGCGTTCGTCTTGCGGTTTACCCAAAACGTGACACCCCAGCGGACAGCCTCCAATCCCCCGAAAGCCCCGATTATAGCCAACCAGTCATTTAATTCCATTCCGTCTATTGTTTATCTGATTATAAATACACACTTCAAAGATTTTCCTACAGATTGAGCCATCGTTGCCAAAGCATCGAAATCCATTATCAGGACATGACAATAAAAAAGAGCCTGTAACGGAAATTAATCCGCTACAAGCTCTTGGTTTTATACATCTGCAAAGATAAAAAATCACATTTGTGTTTCAAACCTTTTCTCTAAAAAAAATAGCAAAAACAGGTATATAGTAGAAAACAAGTAGAATCTTTTAAAAAACATCTTTTATTCTACCCGTTTTTTTTTAATTAACCCTATCTGATTCATTCTCAGATTTGTTTTCAAGTTCTTGCGGAACTTAGGCTATAATATATAGAATTATATGGCTAAAATTCATAAACTTATCAAAGACGGTCAGACCATTTACCCTGCTACAACCACTGATGCGGTGGTACATCCGACTACGCGTAAAAACCTTACGGAAAGTCTCTCTTTATTGGACAATAAAAACTTATTGTTATCTTGTGTTACTTCGTCCTCTAATCTTATAATTAAGAATGGGGATAATTTAAACAATTGGGAAGACGATAAGATTTTAAACAATGATGGTGATATTGTAAAAAGTAATGGATATTCCACAACAGATTTCATTGAATATGAAGGACAATATGGAGCTTACTCAGCTCTAATGTATGAAGCGGCAAGCATTGGGGTTTCTTATCCTCTATTAGCATATTACGATTTAGCATCAAAGAAGCATATCAAATCTTTTTATCTAGTAGGAGGGCAAAGAACAATATTGATACCACCCGGATATTGTGTTAGAGTCTCGACTAAAACTAATTTAAAAAAAACTTTAATTTTTAAAGCCAGCGCAGAATTGGAAACGGCTCCATTTTCTGTGAATGAAATTCCTGATGAGTCTATTGATAATTCGAAAATTAAGAATAAAACGATTAGTACTGGAAAAATAGATGAAGGATTGTTTTCAAAACTTCAATATTCGGTCGGAATTATATCTAATGAAAATGTTGTTGGCAATGAAATTGCCATTAATTGGACTGATAATTATATATTATCGGCAAATGGACAAATAATTGAATCAAAGAGTTATTCTGTCAGTGATTTTATTGATTATTCAGGAAATTACGGACAGTATCAAGCCTTAATGTTCTTTCCTTGTATAGATGCTATTAGTTATGGGACTGTTGCATATTATGATAAGGATAATCATAATTTCAAAGTATCATTCCCCGTTTTTGGCGCAGGAAAAACAACAATATTAATACCACCTAATTACGCAGTCAGGCTTGTAACCAATACGGACAGAAAGTCTAATATTATATTGGGCGTATCTACTAAAAAAAGAGAATTACCCGATAACATCGTAACCACTGAAAAACTAGCGGATAAATCTGTAACAAATGAAAAAATTTTAGATAAAAGTATCTCATTTTCAAAAATGAAAGAAGTTGTTTTTGAAGAGGAGAATAAAACAGAAAAAATAACAGCTAGCGAAGAAACTACCGAATTAAAGGAAGGCTTATATTATGGCGGACAATTCCATGAAGAACCGGAAGGTAATTTTGGGACTATCGTTTTCAAACAGGTCATAAATAAGTATGATAGTTTAGATTTGTCCAATTATGCTATAGGTGATACAGGTGGAGCTATATTGGACAAAAATGGGAATGTTGTAGAAGAGTTCTCTACGGCAAATGGTGGAGATTCTGATTTTCAAGTACCGGTAAATGCTTATAAATTAGCGATGACAATAAATAAAAATTACCCTTATGAAAATTACGTCATTGGAAAGTATAAGGTATTATCTACAAAGTTTTCAATACCTGATTTGGTTTTGCAAAAAGGGCAATCGGGGGAAGTTACTTATAACGGCAATCAATGGTTCGGAAAAAAAATATGTATAATAGGGACATCAGTTGCGTATGGGAGTAACGCGAAGAAAGCTTATGCAAAAATAGCATCTGAAAGATTAGGATTTGAAATTGTACCAGCAGGTGTCCCAGGGTTAGCTATTCACGCAAAAATAGATAATGACCATGGAAGTATAATTGCACCATTAACATACGGCTCTACTTGTCTAAGTAAGGCTGAATATGAAGCTGCAAAACAAGCAGGTGCTACAACAATTACCGTTCCCGAAACTCCTAAGCCAACTGACGGAAACAGTTGGAAACCTGGAGATGATAGTAATTACAATTCCTATTACAGAACATGGGAAAATGTTTTTTCTGTTAAAAATGCGGATGTTGATCTATGGGTTTATTCAGTTGTACCCAACAATACAAATTTTGAAAATGCTGATTGGGAAAACTTTAATAAAGACACTTGGAGTTATAACGATGGCAGAGGATTCGCTGAACATAGAACGACTTTTTTAGGTGCGCTGTTATTCTTAATGGACAAGATGTATACACTCAACCCTAATGCAAGAATGGTTCTTGTGTTAGATAGTGCTTTTGAATATACAAATGGTAAAGCAGACTTTCAAAAAATATCCGAACTTTGGAATATCCCGATAATTGACCTTTGGAAAAAAATTAATACAAGTCCTAAGTCATTGCAAGTTATAAAAAGTAAAAATGGGACAGATAACCATCCAAGCACATTTGGCCAAGAAAGATTGGGAGATATGTTTACCAATGAACTTCTTTTAATATCATAAAAAAATCCCTGCTACCTGAGAAGGCATGCAGGGAAAAAACTTATGCAACAACCTCACTAGGCCTGTTGCTATGAAAAACACATGCAAATATAGTATTATATTAAATAAGATACATTAAGTCTGATTTAAAATTATATTTTATATTATGACTTATATGTTTTTTTAATGGGATGAGAAGCAACAATAGTATTCTTTTTCCCATCTTCTCCTATTACCGAATCGTATGTTCCTGTTTTTTATATATATTTTTTTATCATTGACGCCAATAAACATCCAATTCGTTCATACCCTGATTTTAATGGATGGATGTTAGCCGAGCTTGGGAAAAATTCATTCCAATTAGATGCTGACATATTCATATCCCCCCAAATATCTATCAAAGGTATATTATATAATCCGGATATATTTTTGAATTGTTTCAACGCTTTATTTTTCTTATCCTGCGTATCAGTATACCATCTTGACTCGTCATAAATGCCCTTCTCTGCATTATAGTAATCGTTGGCAGTTTTGGATATAGCCGGGAAATTGACGATAAATATATGTGCTTTGGGAAAATTTCGCAACAGTTCTTCAATAGATGATTTCCATGCGCTTGAAACGCTTGGTATAATCCATTTTTTAACATTCCCCCAATTAACATCTTCAATATCACTTCCTATGTACCAATAATAAATTTCCCAAGGAGCGTCTGATACAGTCTCAATACTGCAAGACATACCTGTCCCACCGGTATCAGTAAAATTCAAGGTGGTCTCATAATCATTATTCCCATTGGTGAAATAAACACTGTTGCCATCACTTCCTGCAGTATCAAAGATACCCTTATACGAATACTCTACGATTCTATCAATGACATATTGTTTCGTTAATTCATCATTACCTTGCGGAATTACATGTATGTTATAGTCACTTTCTCCCGGCCCGGCCCAACCGGTTCTAATCCTAACATCACCCTCTTTTGTCGGCAATGTATTTATAATCAATTTCTTTCCATTTGATATTTTTTTCAAACCTACTACTGCATTTAAAGAACGCTCATTTTTGGGTATATCGTTTAGATTCGATGTAGACAATTCATTGACAGAGTAGCTCTTATCCATTTTAAAGGATGGAGCTGCCACATCAAAATCAAATATTCCATCATTAACATTCTCCAATATGATTACAGATTTTTCACCTTTATCTTGAATATACCCTTTATTAATCAAATTCAGTGTCCTAAAATAGGTTGTACCTATCCTACTCATATCTGATGATGTTCCTCCGATTGATAATGGAAAACTCGGATCTGCATTCTTATTTTGGTCAAACTTTATTCCCAAACGTTTTGCAACTTCGTTTTGCCAAACACCGCCGGCGAATAAGCTATCTCCAATTGTATATAATTCAAAACCAGAATACGGATTTCCCGAACCCGGCAAATCATCCACTAACATATCGCTGCTTATACTACGCGGGGGTATAACTTCGGGGTGAAATTGCCTATGAACTATACGTTCGGTTATAAACTTGTAATCACCTGTGGGATTATATACGATTTCACTATTGAGAGAATATCCAAGGTAAGATAATTCTGAGAAATTCACTATCGCATAGCTTTTCCCGCTAAGTCCAAATTTAATGGCAGCATTACTGCCTTGTTTATCTTCGGTTTGTATGGTGTCACCAAAAGGATTAGCGTAAGTTCCATCATTTTTTAGGTAAGCAATTCTGATTCTATTCCATCCCTTCTCCCCATATGCATAAAGAATTTGTTCGAGAGTAAACAGAGGCTTTTCGGGGTTTTTCGCATCTTTTGGAATATCTTCCGAATCAATATATACATCTTTTATGATATTTCCCCAATAGGGAATACTGAGAAATAGAGGATTTATTATTTTTTTGTAAGTATCTATGGAATTATCAGCTATTTTAGCAGTTGTAATGGCACCATCAGCTATCTTATCGGTAATTACCGGAAACGATGCGTTTAATTGGTAGTTTACGATTGCGGTAAACTTAGCTTCGGCACCAGGCTTATTATTCTTTATATATGCCCCAAATACTAATTCTGTATCAGTATCGAAGTCCTTGATTAAAGGAAGGATATATTCCTCCCCAATGTTAAATTGAGTCTTGTCAAAATAAGTTTTTCCATAATACGATAACATCTCATAAGTATTAGTAGCTTCTCCTTTTAATATGTCAACTCTGAATTTTAAGTAAGAACCGGATTTAAGGCTCAAATTAATACATCTTAAATCTATATTTCCTGCTTGCGAGGGAGTATTTTGTTTAAAAAATGACAAACTACCGTTTTCTTTTTTTAAGTCAAAAAGTTCTTCCGTAAGTTTTTTACGACTAGTCGGATGTACCACCGCATCAGTGGTTGTAGCCGGATAAATTGTCTGTCCACCTTTAATGAGCTTGTATATTTTAACCATATAATTCTATTATTATAGCCTAAGTTCCGCAAGAACTTGGGCTGTTGTTGTTCTTATGTAATTATTTATTTATGTTTTTCTTAAGATTAAAAATTATATTGATGTCACATCGTCAATTTCCTCGGCTGTTAAGTATCCCGACAGGTCTATACTTCCACCTCCTCCTGTCGTACCTGTGGCACTCCATGTGCCTTTTGTTTTACATTGATAGATTGGTCCCGGTATGGTATCACCTACTACAGCCCAGTCACCTACAACCGGGGATGGTATAGCAGCCTTCAACGCTTCGATAGTAGGATACAACCCCTTGTTGCGGGTGCTGCTTAATTTTATTTTTTCTACTTCGGAGGAAGTCTTGCTAAAATTACTGTTGATTCGGTCGGCAGCATCAGACCAGGTACCTGTTTTAATGACTGTATTGAGTTCCATATTATTTCTTTACTTTTAAAATCCCATTAGTTATAATACCTTCCACCGTCTCATAATCCACATAGACTTGTCCGGTACTGACATCATCCTTACCCGGCCAATGACTGCAACTTATATCCGCCACATACTTAGACACGTTTACCCCATTATATACCGATTTCATCCCGACCAATAATGTCTCACCCTTAGAGCCGTAGAACGAGACGTTGTTGGGATTTAACAGGATATCCGTTTTTTCAACATGATTTTGTATTCTGATACGCTCCGGATATACAGTAGTTTCGAGTGCCAGTTGATCATTGACATACTTCCGCAAGATGAGATCGCCATATTCCCATTCGTCCGATGATTTGTCAAACCTTAAGATCAAGGTAGCGTGTCCTTCTGCCGTGTACATTTCCAGCGTATTTTTTTCGGGGTCAATGACAATTCGCTTCCCATCTACAGAGGTCTCAACCCTTCCACGGAAAAATCCTCCTAATGCATAGACATATCCTTTTAAAAATACATCACCGCCATGCGTGGCAACAAAATTTGCCATATTCGCCCACTCCGCATCAGTAGGCTGGTAATTGGGGTCGTTACGGAACTTCATTACGGTCATAATAGCCTGTTCAAGTTTGCCACCCGCCCAAAACGCCACATCATCATCATCATTGTATATGCCGCTCACTCCGGCAGTAACCTTCTGCATCTTGCTATCCTTGTAATTACCCAATTGGATCATGTTGGCCAATATCAAACCGCCAAGGATATCCACAGATCCATCTTTAATCGCGCTGGCGATATAATTGATTGACTGAAAACCTGCCATGGACTTATCATTATCCAGGATGGATGGCTTCCAATCGGTCGCGATAGTTCCTCTTTCTAGCTGAATATCACAAACGGTTGCGGTACCACTGAGCATGAAAATACCTGCACCGTTAAAGTTGACTTTAAATGTGAACCTTTGATAATCGGACGTAAGAGGCTGAGTTGTGCTGAAATCGCCACACGAAACAGCCACTGATGTACCTTTTGCTTTAAATGATATAACATAACTTTCTCCTTTAATTAAGGCCACCGATTGTGACAGACTGCCGATTGCGGCGGAATACCCGGAACCGGCATCATTATCGGCGGATACGGTAGCTACACCTGTCCAATACTTTAATTGCTTGCTATACAATTCGGTATCAGCAGACAATTGAGTATCAGAGGACAATGTCTCACTTTCATAATCTCCCGTAAACCCGGAGTTACGCAACAGATTGACACTTCCGACAGCAGCATTGTCTATTGCATCCTGCGCTTGTTGTGCCAAATCTGCTGCTGCCTGTATCTCTTCCGGTAAACCTTCGACATTCTTCCAGCCTGTAGTTCCTTTTTCGATATGAAAGACTCCTTTGATATCCACACCTTTGTCCTGGGTGTATTCTATGTAAGTGCCCCGATCCTTATCACCAATGTATGTATCTCCGTACACCTTCATCCGGGCCTTACCGGTAGACCTGTCAAAATCAAAAGAAATGACGTCTTTCCCGGTCAAGGTAAAATCATTAATACCCTGATACATGATGATGGACGGAGAAACTTCGTTCACCGAAGAAAGAATTATCGCCGCCTGTCGGGTGATATCGGTCTTATGACCCAATCCCACGATATCATCGCCTGCCACCGGAACATCGTTCTCGACATTAGGATCACACACGGCCTTGGACAAGTCTATATAGTTCTCACCCACCGCTGTGACCAACCGCCAGTAATAGCGGTTGCCGACATGATGAGAAACGCCTGTCTTGATATTGCACTCCTGGGCAACGGCAAGAGATCCAGGAGTAAACTGGTTCTCTATCTCAATTCCATCTTCCTCTTCCTTAAAATAACAGCGGTAAACATCATCCAATTCCTCTACACGGTTGCATTTCATACCTGCATGGGAAATCACCTGCTCGCCACCCACATACGTCTTTTTCTTGACCTCAAGTTCGTCAAACACGGCTTTGACCTTGACATACAGATAATCAACAACAGACTGTGACATACCGTTCTCAAGCACAGTAATACCAGAACCGTTCTTGCCAACAAGCAGACCTTTCAAAAATGTGATAAGCTCATTAACGGTATCTTCTTTATCTTTACGAAGAAAAGTTTTCAGCGAGCGCAAAGCCGAGAATGCATTATTGTCGGTAGCCGGTGTGGAATCATTTCTTTTAATCAGATAAACCCCACTACCCCAACCGCCTGTATAAGTCTGACCTTTCAGGGTAAGAGATTCTATCTTGCCTTCGAGGTCCCCTATACGCGAGTAGGCTGCCGTCTCCCCTACTGTATAAATCGGAGAATCATAAGGATAGTCAAGATTAAACTCGTATCCAATAACCCTTGACTGCCTTCCGTCAAAATAAGCCTTATTGATTAAGTTAACCTTCTGACCGATGCCGTAGAGATTGTGCACTCCGCCCTCACTGTATGCGACATCCGACATCATCTTACAGTTATATGTAGAAGGGTCTATCTTTGACTTGGCAACGTACTTATCGGCTTTGTCCTTTAATTCCAACTGTGCTTCTGCTACCAGTCCCATTTCAGTTATCTTCATGGGATTCCAGCCTGATAAGATGTAAGTATCACCATTTTCGGGGATAAGCGCTCCATCCGGAAGCGGTCTGCCGTAGTCCTCATTCCTGACTATCTCCCAAAGCTGTGCCTCAGGGTTCCAGCCATCGTTCTCCAGTTTCTCCGGCTTTCCCTCAGGGTCGAATGTCACAGCGAATTCCATACCATTCAACTTGCCGGATCGGAAAGTGATTTTCAATTCATTACCGGGAAGGATATAGTCCTTTGAGAAGGTAATGCCGGTATCCTTGAAACGGTAGGCATTCCACTTCTTTTCAGTGGTAGTCCCGTCGGCATTTTCTACTTTGTCAGTGTATTCCTTGGTGGTAATGTCCGACATCGTGCCGACCCTTCGGGGATAGACATCATCGAAGATAACCACTTGTTCAATGGCTTCCTCGGTGGTCATATCGGGATAAGCGTCTATGTACGGAGTTCCTTCGGGCAACATTAAGCGTTTTTGCACAACGCCGTTCAGCACTACAGCCTCATCAACGGGGCGGTAGTCAGATGGGATATTCTTTGTTGAGCCGAATGCATAGATTCGGGTGGCGTAGGTCGATTGGGAATCGGAACGTGACATCTCTACAACGTTCACCCCGATTTCAAAGTTAACCGCATCGCCAGACTCACAACGTCCGAAATGGATGATGTTTTCAGTCACCCAGCATTCGCAATCCCATTTCTTTGCCATAGAGAAGCAGGCGTCAAGGATGTTGATGTTGTCATAAGTCATCAGTATCGCCTTATTCTCTACAGTGCTGTCAATGGAGAAAACAAAATCTTGTCCTTTGTATTTGTAACCAAGAGCTTTTAAATTTCTAAGGACTATACCGGCTTGTACGTCAAGCGGGGCGGTCAGGTTCCAGGACGCTTCCTGTCCGGCAGTCTCCGGGGTATATTTGAAGATTTTGTTTTTCCATTTCCAGTAGTGGGCGTCAAGCTGCAACTCATAGTCGTAGCCTGCGTTATCGGTGTTGAATACTGGCTTCTGCAAGTCGCACACCTCGAACAGCCCGAAGTCGCACTCCACGTATGAACCAAGTTTGAAATATATGGGATTATCCAAGGAGAACTCTAACATGATGTAGTCCTCCTTCATCAGAGTGAACTTACGCTTGCAGCCTTCATTAACAGGAGTTGTAAGCAGGATAGCACCGGATATGTCTTTGATGTCGATTTGTTCCATGTCTTCAAAGTTCGGAGATAAAAAAAAGAGTGCCCAATTTTGAGCACTCACATACACGACAATAGAGCCAATGTCGTGAATTAGGTTCTGTTTGCCGGATTCGGTTCGTTGAACTTGGCTGAAATTTTTCCAAAAGTTAGGTCTAAACTCTGTGCGTAAGTGATACTTTTGCCGAGATAAATCAGATGATAAATCTCGCTACTATTAGCCGGGACTTGAATATCAACCTTGCCTTTATAAAGCTCATCGAAGAAAGCTTTTTTCTTTGATTGATAATCGGACCGAGAACTACCCTCGATAGCAAACGAAAGAGTTATTTCCCTTTCATCGACTTTAGGATTATTGATTATCACACGTTTTCCATGTTCCAACCGGGACTTATTTTCTATAAATTCTTTCATGGGTGATGATGCTCCAAGTACATCAAGAAAGCCCTCTCCCATTCTTACCCCCCATGTTGTGTAGGCGTCTTGGGTATTTATCAATAAATCTGACATAGTTTATAATTTAGATGTATTGTTTTTCACTTCTGCCATATCTTTCTGAATTTGAATGATTGGTTTGACGATTGCCCCTGTATTTTCTGAAATCTGTACCAATTCAAGATAGGATTGCGCTATCAAATCCCGCGTATCATCAGCAATATTTCTTGTTTCCGTATTTATGGAAAGTAGAGCATCTGCTTTTACTGTTAGTAGATTAAGTGATTGAGATTGAATGATAGATTGAAACTTTATCTCTTCTCCTGCAATCTGCAATGCTGTAAACCGCCCGTTCAACTCTTCGCCGGTATCTTGACTCATTACCTGAAAGCCTCTTGATGAAGAAGATTGAGAATAGGATTCTTGCGAAATCTTATCATATCCGGTTGCGGCAGCAAGCTCGTCACGCAGTTTCATGGCTTCTTCAATGTAACCCATATACTCAGCGTTCAGCGCATTTCTTTCGGATTCCGTCAAAGAGCCATCCTCCATACCCTTTGCGAATTTCTCATACCACTTCTTTAGCTTGTCCTGATAGAGTGTGCCTATCTGCTCGGAGAGCATAGCTCGCATGAAATATTCCGATATGTCTTCGGCAGCATCTTTGGACGATGCTTTCATATCCATTAAGGTATCTATAAAGTTACTGTACACACCATCGAATGTGGTTTGTGTAAGCTGCTCGTTTATCTGATTATGAATTTCCTCAATGCGTTCTTCCCCATCGATAATTTTATCAAGGTAATTTCTAACATCCTCATCTAATTTAGCCCAAAAAGTAGGTGCTTCCGATTTAAGTCTCTCCAATTGTTCGGTAGAAAGGTCAAACAGGCTTTCCATTCTTCCGGTTGAGATTTCTTTAAACCACTGTTCGTCATTAAGAGCTTTGCGCGCTTCTTCCCATCCCTGTTCGGACATTCCCTTGCGAATTCGCACACCTATGGAGTGGGAACCAGCTGATGAACCTGCGTTCAGTCTTTCTTTACCAAGAATACGGTAACTCTCAATACTTTTTTCAGCCAATTCTAAGGCTTCCTCTCCTACCTTATTAGCTTCAGCCCCGTAAGATGTGTTGATGTATTCCAACTTTTTGTCTATCAGTTCATCCCAAATATCGTTCAATAGGCTATATTGCTCTACCATCTCGTTATAATGGGAATAGTCTGCACCGAACAGACCGTCAAGGGCAGACACAACAGATGATATTCCACTGACAGCACTCATGGCACCACCCACAATGTCACCGGACATAATTTGACCGACGCCGGCGGCTGTAGTGCCCAATCCCCCTAAAGCATTGGTAATTCCTGTTATAGCGGAATCGCTGGCACCGAATATATTGGCGATGTTAGTGCCGAACTCACCCAACGCAGAAGCAAAAGACGTTACGGCATTTCCTATATCGGTGATGCCTTGACCGACTTTCTTGGAATCGTTGCCACCCTTTTTTATGGCTTCTATCCCTTTCTCCAGGTCAGAGACGAAAGCCTGCCACGGTGATTTGCCTTTCAGCTCATCCTTTAGCCCCCTGATTGCATCCGTTACATCCTTTATGGAGATTTCACCCTTTTCTATCTTTTCAATATCCTTATCAGTGAATCCGAGTGCTTTCAATTCGTCAAGTGTGACATTCGTTCCGTCACTTTCCTTTGTACCAGACATGTACTTGACAAGTGTTTCATACTTGTCAATAATAGTCTGAATGGCAGATACCGATTTATTGCCAGCGTCTTCAAAGAGGTCTGCCATTGCCTTTGCGGAGTGACCAAACTGTTCATCCAGTTGTTCTACAGCCTGATTCTTTTCGGCTACCTTGATAGCGTATTCAGGACTATCTGTGTGCAGCTTGGCTATCTCATCATCATACTTCTGCACAAGGTTTTTTCGTTTCTCTTGATAGTTGCCAAACTCGATGAAGTATTCCTGCCAAGCCTTTTTGTCGGATTCAAACTTTTCTTTATTCAAATCGGAGATTGACTTGTCACGCTTGTTTTCTGCCTGCGAATACGAAAGGGATATTTGTACAGACTGCTCCTTTGTCAGCTTGCCACCATTAGCCTTGCTCCATTCCTGTTCTTGCTTACGGATGGCATCAAGCTCCCTCTGATAGTCCAAGTCAATCTGCTTCAACTTCCTTTCCGTGCCGTCCTCCATGAGGTTGATTTCATCCTGCTGGTTTTTCCGACGAATAGAAAGAAGTTGTTCGGCAAGTTGTTCTTGCTGTTTGAGTTGCTTGGTTACTTCTTTTGGGGATTGGTTTTCTTGTTTGGAAGACGAATCGTAAACTTTCAGTTCTTTTTCGGCTTCTTTTAGCTTTCTGACATTATCCTTGTAATTATTTACAACAGCGTCATCTATGCCTTTGAATTTTCCTGTATCCAACAATTTCTTTTGAGAAGATGCAATGGAGTTTAAAGCGGTTTCGGCTTCTTTCTTTTGTTTTTCCCAATATTTTTTATTTTTAGTCTGTTTTTCTCTTGCATATAGTATTGATTCAAGAGATTTTATAAATGAAGAAACTTCATCACGTGAGAAATCTCCTATTATATCTCCTGTAACTTTAGAAAGAGATGATTTCCATTGCGATATTGACTTTTTTAGTTCGATATCAGAAAGTTTTTTAGCTTCTTCAATACGGGCATTTATATAATCAGAATTTACGGCAGCTTGAGCTTCTTTTTGTTGTCTTTGTAATTCTTTAAGAACATCATTAGCCTCTTTGATTGCCTCTTCGCTACCCGATATTCTTAAAACATACTCTTCTTGATTCCTCACTTTCGCATTGATAGCATCAAGCCTTGCTTGATTGCTTTCAGCCTTTTTCTTGGATTGTTCCTCGTTAAGTTCTTTCTGCAATTGAATGAGGTTTGTCAAATGCCCCTCTTCATCAATATATTTTTCAATAATACCTGGATATGCCTTTTTCAATGCTTCAATTGCGCTATTACGATTTGCTGTAGCTTCCACTTCATCACTAGCAACAGAAATGAGGCGTTGAATTTCCTGCCTGTGAGCTTCTTCTTTTCGTATAGTATTCTCTTTTGAAGCATTATATCTTTCTTGAACCTCCTGCGCTTCGGTTGTCCGCTTGCTCAGTGCCCATATAGCAGATGCAGCACCAATCGCTACCGTAGCTAATAAGACATACGGATTCTTCAACATAGTAGCATTCAACAAAGCCTGAGCCTTCTGCGCCAACAATATTCTCCCACGCATAACCATTGTTGCGGCAGAATGGCCATTTTCGGCAGCAGTAACAAGCATCACTGCGGTCCGGTATGTACCATAAGTAACCACTAATCCAGCCAAGATCCTACCTAC